CGATCTCGTCCTCACGGAGACGACGCATATTGCTCAGGTATTTGCCGATCAGAGGGAGCCGCCTGGTGATCTCCATGTGGACCATCTCGGCGAACTGGCGGGTGTGGGACTGGGTAGCCGGGGGGGGGCGCTCGCGGACAAGGTGCATCCATGCCAGGAGCGATCCGGTCCAGGTCCACTTGGCGACCATGTTCTGAGGCAGGATGATCCGGGCCTCCTCCGGGGCGACGCCTATATCGAGCAGTCGGAGATAGGCGTTGAACGCCTCCGAGGTCTGATGGATCACGGTGCGCCGGATGACGTCGTTCATGTAGGGATCGAAGTAGTCGCCGACGCCCTGCTTGACATTCTCCCTGGGCTTCTGGTGGAACAGGTCCGGGATGAAGAACTGCATCCCCTCGGTCTTGTAGCGCCGGGAAACCTCGGACCAGCTCATGCCGACCTGATGCTTGCCGAGCTGACGGGCCACGTAGATCGGGGCGTCGCACTCGAAGGAGAGCTGCGGGTGACGGAACGGGAGCCAGTGACCCTCACGCATGAGGAACTTCAGCAGCCGCTCATCCTCCATCTTCCAGACCTTGTGCTGTCTGTCGAAGGAACGGCGCGCAGCGTTGACGATCTCCAGCTCGGTGCCGGTGCATAGCTCCGGGATGGGCTCGACCTTGAGTCGGCCCTTGAATGTGTTGAGGTCCATGTAGACTCCAGCGGGTTAGTGACACTCGGCCCAATTCGCGCCGATCTTGAACTCCCCGGTGAGGGGACATTTGATACTCAGCTCTTCACCGGCATCGGCGATGGCCTTGACCAGGAGGGGGCCGATCTTCTCTGCGGTGGCTTGATCGCGGATCGAGAGCTGAAGCTCGTCGTGGATCCAGCCGAGGATGTAGTAGTCCCCGTCCAGCCCTCGGGAGAACCCGTTGGCATCGAGGTACCGCTTCACGGCGATGACGATCCAGAACTTGCAGATGACCGCACCGGCCGACTGGAGCAGCAGGTTGACGGCCGAGTGAGGCGAACGAGAGTAGAGGCGACGACCGTCCAGGCCACGGAGGTAGCCGCGCTTCTTGATGGCGGCCACGACAGCATCCTTGAGTCGGAGGAGCGCCGGTGTCTTCGAGAAGAACGACGCCTTGAGCTTCTTCCCTGCGGCTACGCCTTTGCCGATGATGGCTCCGATCTTCCCGTCTCCGGCCCCATAGATTAACGCATCGTGTTGTTCGGGCAGGGTCGCTAATCCTGCCCCGTGCTCTTGGCACTGCTGCATGTCGCCATGCAGACCAGACTATATCTTCACCCTCCAGCGGAGGGGCTGCGCGCTTCGACCCGCTTGGGTCTACTCCCTTTCGGGATAGTCGTTACACCTTCTGTAGATACTCAATGGCCCGTTGAAGTGACTCTGTGGAGTCGTGGAATAACCCTAATGCTCGGTTGCAGTTGTGGCAGAGGAGGCCCCGGACCTTGCCGGTTGTATGGCAGTGGTCCACCACCAGCTTGAGCTTGTGGTGCTTCGCCATCGTGAATCCTTCATCGCCGCATATCTGACAACGACCTCCCTGCTCATCCAGCATCCGCTCGTATTCAGCCATGTCGATCCCGTAGGTTCGCATGAGGTACCGATCATTGAAGAGGCGATCGGCACACTGCTGAGAGCATGTCAGGTGAGAGGGGGCCTGTGGTTCAAACACGGTCCCGCAGGATTTGCAGGGCTTCGGTTTGAATTTACCTTGAGGGTACTTCGAGGGGTTCGCCGTCATTTCTGACTGGCGCTTGTTTGGATTGAGATATGACATGGCAGCCTCCTAAGAGGAGCCATCAGGTATCTACAGCTTGGCTCGGTATTGTCTCCACTGGTGGAGAGGTTCACCGAGTTCACGCAGTTTTAATCGAGGGGTTTCCCCCAAGTCATCCCATCGAGATGAAGGTCTTGGCCATGTTGCGGGTCGGGAGCCCGGCTGCTTCCTGGTTGGCGGTATGCACGTCCCCTTCGGTGACGAGGAAGATGTACTTGCCGTCATCCCACGGGAACAGGAAGTGGCCGAGCGTGCGCAGCTCAAGCCCCGAGACGTCGACACCGAGCTGCACCCTACCCTTGCCTGGACCGAACAGCGCCCGGCACTCCGGGCCATACGGCTTGTCGACGGCCGGAACCTGGGCCACGTTCGGACTCGAATGTGACGCACGGCCTGACACCGTCCCGAGCTGGTCGATGCGCCCGTGGATCCGGTACTGGCCTTTGGCATCCTTCCTCGCCATCTTCAGCCAGGCGTTGTCGCCCTCGCCGATCTGCCCGGCACGCTTGGTGAGCATGAAGTACCGGGCCAGCTCCTTGGCCTCCGGATAGGGCAGGGCCTCCAGGATCTCGTCGTTGATCTTTGGCTCGCCGGTGTCGGTGAACTCCTCCGGTTCCCATCCGTACTTACGCTTCAGGTTCTCGGCGACCTGCTTCCGGCTGCCGGGGTTGAAGACGAGCAGCTCGACCTTGTGCAGGGGAGCGCCCTTCTCGTAGCCCACGTTTCTGTTGGGACGCTTCGGTACGAACCTCCCCCTGTCCACATAGCGGGCGGGGAAGAGATCGGTCAGCTCTTGGCGGACCCTCTCGCGCTCGGCGCATATCTCGAAGTAGAGCTTCTCTGCCGCCGCGTAATCGAAGGGCCAGCCCTGCTGCTCGACCTCGGCCAGAACCCAGGCCAGCTCGTGCTCCATCCTGGAGGCTCGTGGGTCGACACCCTTGCGCTCGATCACACCGAGCAGTGCCGCCGTGACCCGGACGTCCTGGTCGCAATAAAACCCCATCTCTGGGGACCACTGTGCCCACGGGTCCAGGCCCCTGGCCTTCATCACCGAGGCGTAGTCGTCCTTCGGGAACCCCAGGCGAAGGCCCCACGCCTCCAGGCTATGGGAGCCGATCAGGTTGCCTGGCAGCTTCTTCTTCCGGTGCAGCTCGAAGTCACGATCCGCGATGTTGGGGAAGGCGAGCTTCGCTAGGAGGAGCGTATCGGTGAGTTTTGCAGGGTCGAGCTGAACTTCAGGGTGCAGCTTGCGGATCACCTGCTCGTCGTAGTTCACCCCGTTGTGGGCGATACGCTCCCTGGCACGGGAGAGGCGGGCCAAGGCAGCCTTGATGCGGCCGGGACCGTAAGAGGACTCCACCCCAGTGTCCAGGCCACGCATCGAGATGTGGTGAATGACGGTGACGTCTTCGAGAAGACCATCCGTCTCGATGTCATAGACGAGGCGTTCGCCGGACATAGGGGATTACCTCCATGAGGGGAGTCAATAGGACGATAGCGTGACGATCGAGTGGACGATCAATGGCATGAACACAGAGAGGCAGAAGACCATCAACCCGTAGCTGATGAGGCGTTGGGTGGACAGCTCGTCCTTCGGCTTGGTCTCGGACTTACGGGTGATGGTCATGGTCTTGCTCCTATCGGTAGAGGTTCAGGGCAACGATGCCCAGTACCATGAAGGTGATGCTGGTCAGGATGTCACCACCCCGAGGAGTACGAAACATAGGAACCCTCCGGACTCAGGCCAGCGAACAGCGTGAAGCCCACGATCAGGATGATGAGCCACTTCAGGTGGCGGATGGTGTCCTGCTGCCGGACGATGGTGTTCAGCAGGATGTCTCGGTCGACGTTGTCCCAGTCACGCTTGTTCATCACCAGGCCCCAGACATCATCTTGCCGATGGCGAGCATGAGCACGATCACGGCGAACACATGGAGCGCAAAGTCGAGGAAGGCATAGACGACTTCCATCAAGGTGAAGCCCTCGGGCTCCTGGTTGTTGTTTTCGGGATTCCAGTTGGGTTCAAGGTACATCAGAAGTATTCCTCTTCAGGGGTTTTGGTTTGGCCTGTCTCGTCGGAGAAGCCGTACTGCTCGCCGTCTGCGAACGGGTCATCCATCAGCTCGATCAGTCGGCCGGTGTCGTGGTTGTAGATCACCCACCCGGCGACGCCTGTCTTCCCGGAGAACCGGTTCTTCAGGACGCGCATCGTGGAGACATCGGCCAGGCGGCCCTCGGCCTGTTGGTTGCGCTCGATCCCGATCACGATGTCGGAGAGCTGACCGATGGCGGCCGATCCACGGAGCTGTGCCAGGCTGGTCTCTGCCCCGTTCTCGTGGCCCTTGCCTTCGGGGCGCTTGAGGTGCGACACGACGATCATGCCGATGTCCAGCTCCTGCACCAGGGTGCGTATGGCGGTCATGGCGTTGTCGATCAGGCGTCGCTCGTCCCCATCGCCGAGCCCGGAGACCACGATCGAGAGGTGATCGAGGACGATCCACTTGCAGTCCAGGCCCTTCGCCATGTAGCGGACACGGCTCAGGATGTTCTCGACCTCGGTCGAACCGAAGTGGTCATAGAGCACCAGCGGCCGGTCAAGGCTCCGGTCCATCGCATCCTCGAACTCCTCGTCGGTGATGTCGGCGGCGACCAGATGCAGCGGCTTGTCGACCATCAGGCCCGCCAGTGCGACGGCCGTCTTCTTGATCGACTCCTCCAGCATGAGGACACCGACGGTTGCACCGGTGCCGAGAAGATGATGGGTGATCTCCCGGACGATGGCTGACTTGCCGATGCCGGTACCTGCCGTCACAGTGACGACCTCGGAGGTACGCAGTCCATGCGTCAGCCTGTTCAGACCCTGGAAGGGGTAGTCCAGACCGCCATAGATGAAGTCGTCTCGGCTGATCTTGCCCTTCAGCTCCTGTGCCGACACGATGCCGTCCGGCCGGTGGGTCTGTGCGGACCACATGGCCTTGGTGATCTCGTCCGGCTTACCGGCGACCAGCAGCTCGTTGGGATCCTTGGCCGGGAGCTGCGCGATCCGGGCCTTGCCGGGGGTGAACAGGTCGGCACACTTCCGAGCGGCGGTCTGGCCGGCCTCATCCATATCGAACATCAGGACCACTTCCTCGAAGCCCTCAAGAAACTCAAGGTTGTTCTTGATGTCCTTCACGGCACCGGCGGCACCAGTGCGCAGCGAGACCACGGGCCACTTATTGCCCTGCACCTGCGACACGGAGAGTGCGTCGATCTCACCCTCGGTGATGACGATCCGCTTGCCGCTATTCCACAGGCGTTGACCGAACAGCACGGCATCCTTCATGTCGCCGAAGACGGTGAAGGTCTTGTCTGGGTACCGGATCTTCTGTGCGACCAGCTCGCCGTCCTTGTTGTGGTACGGGGCGATCTGCACGGGCTTGCCGTTGTGGCTGCCGATCTGGTAGCCGAACTTCTTCACGGTTTCGAGTGTGATGCGTCGCTTGGTCAGCGGCTTGAACTCGGCCTCGGTCATCAGGGCCATAGCGCGGAACCTCTTTGCGTCTCTGGTTAACGGGGCTCGGTCGTCGTCGGTACCTCCACTGGTGTAGGTTTCGCAGACGAAGCACCATTGGTGCCCGTCGGAATACAGGGAGTTGCCGTCCGACGAGCCGCAGTTAGGGCATGGGATATGTCGAAGGAACTCCCCGGTCTGCTCCATCAGACCTTGGCCCCTTCCAGGTAGTAGACCTTGTAGCGTTGGCCGGTCACGTCGACCTTCCACCGATCCAGCACCTTGAGCCCGGTCTGCTCGCGGATGTCCTTGATGCGACGCGGGAGAGCCCGGCACTTATAGAGGTTCTGGGCCTCGATGTTGGTGATCTTCCCGGTCATCGTCAGGTGGGCGAAGATGTTGCGGGTCATGGGCGCTGACGGGACAGCGATGAAGGACTTGCCGTACATGTGTGATGTCTCCTGCCCCCGGTGAAGGGGGCCACGTAGGAACGTAGTGAGACACAGGGGGACGAGCCTCCTGTGCTATAGGGTGCCCTAATCCCCAACCTTCGGGATCTTGATGGCCTGACCGACGAAGAGCTTCAGTGGATCAACAGGATGGTTCAGCCCTTGGATAGCCCCGGTCGTGGTACCGAACCGGCGAGCCAGAGCCCAGAGGGTGTCGTTCTTCTTGATCACATAGATGAAGTAGTCATCCGCATCGGTCGGGTTCTCCTCGTTGGTCTGGGCCTTCTTGATCTTCTGCTCGTCGGACAGAATCTGGGCCAGCGGGGTGATGCCACGCTCGCGCATCCAGGTGCGGACGTCGAAGGAGGGACATGCCTTGGGTGTGTTCGGCACATCACGATGGCCGATGACCTGGGCGATGCTCGGGTACTTCTCACGCAGGGCGGCGATGACCTTCTCCAGCGAGGCGAACTGCTCTGGGGTGAAGTTGTTCTGGGCCTTGTTCGGGTTGTCTTCACGCACGCCGCCTACCATGCAGATGCCTACGCTTCGGCCATTCATGTCGGACCCTGCGTGTGCTCCGGGTGCCCACAGAGGGCGGGTCTTGGTGTGTCCGGTGAAGTCTGCCTCGACCGTGCCGTCTCGGCGGATAACGACGTGGTAGCCGCAGCCAAGCCAGCCCTGCTGCCGGTGCCACCGGTCGATCTCATTGGCCCCGATGTCGGCAGAGGGTTTGGTTGCGGCGCAGTGAACCACGATGGTGTCCGTGGTCTTGCGCGTTCGGAACAGGTTGCGCTTGGTACTCATGCTCATGGTGTCTTGTCCTTGTGGATCAGGTACTTTTGGATCACCTCCTTCGAGGCTTGATTGACTGGCTCGTCGAACCAGGATTCAGGGATCGACTCCTTCGCCCACGGGAAGCCGTTCTTGTCGGCCCAGTCCGCATAGGTGGTCTGGCTGCGCTTGTTCAGCTTGGCGTTGGGGTTGGAGAAGACGAGGCGGATGTCCAGGTCTGGGTATAACTGCTTGATAAGGCGGAGCTTCTGTCTGTCCTCAGTCAGCAGACGGCCCTTGGTCTCGATGACCAGCCAGCCCCGAATCACAAAGTCGGGAGTGTACTTCCGAGGCTTGGCTGGTTGGACGAACGGAGCGACGACCATCTCGTAGGTGAACGGCACCTTGCGCCGCTCAAGATGTGCCGCCGTCCGCTCTTCGAGACCTGACCTGAACCCGTACTTCAAGCCCACCTGCTTGGAGGTGAGCTTCTTCTGGGTTCGGGGTGGCATGGATCAGAAGTCCCCGCTCTGGTCGTCCTCGGCCTCGTCATCCGTGTCGAAGGGAGGCGTCTCGTCATCATCCCCGGCGGGGATGCCGTGGTCGTCCTCGTACTCGTAGCCGTCCTCTTCCTCGAAGCCGTAGGCACTGGCGTTCTGAGCGCCACCGGTGCGCAGCTCGATGACCTGGACAGCGTTGAGGCGCAGCGAGATACCGGCCCCGGCGATCGTGGTGTAGTAAGGCAGTACCTCGAAGTTCACCTTGCCGACGGTGCCGGACCACATCTCTGGATCCTTCAGGATGGGCTTGCCCTTCGCATCGAAGACGGCGGGCTTGCGCGTCCACGGCTTGTTGGTCTTCTTGCTGACGCCAGAGGCGGTCATCTTGAAGTTGAACTCGACCTCGCCGGTCTCCTCCTCGGACTCCTCGTCATAGACGGGGGAGTAGAAGGGGGTCTCCTTGAACGCGGTGGACTTGCGAGTCTTGACGGGGAGCTTCTTGTACTCCTCCTCTCCAGCCTTCACCGCAGCATCGAACAGCGGCTGGAGCTTGGCGATCAGCGGGGCCGCCGCCTCTTCCGACAGGCGCAGCTTGACGCTGTACTCACCGGCATCCTTGTACTTGGTGTCCGGCTCGAAGAGCTTGGGGAACTGGAAGGCACCGGCGGGGGTGGTGAACTTGGGGTTCTGCTGTTTCTTCTGGTCAGCCATGATGTCTAAATACCTGCATGTGTGGAGGGATTAACGTGATTGAGCCTTGCGCAGTGCAAGACCGAAGTTGCCTCGGGAGGTCCAGCCGAAGCAGCCCTCGACCGTCTCGCTGTAGAAGCTGACGTAGGGGAGCCGGATCCAGCCCTTCTTCCAGTAGCTCACGAAGAGTCCGGCGGGTTCGCCGACATGCTTCCGTTCCCACCCGTTCTGCGTGGGCATGTACCAGTAGCCGTGCTCCTTGACCGGGACGATGCCGATCCAGTGGTGCATGAAGTTGTGAAGCGGATTACGCAGAGCCCACCACACGGGTGCGGGTAGCCAGGAGGCTTGGGCCTGTTCCATGCGCTTGGCCGGATACGGGAAGGGTTCGAGCCAGTTGCCGAAGGGGTTGAGGTAGTGGTGCCAGAAGTAGCAGAGGTAGCTCAGGCACCGGTAGCCCGGAGGCGTGATCTTGTAGGGGAGCATGGGTGAGGTGGTCCTCGTCATTGGGGGTTGGCCTTGCGGGCTTCGATCGTGGCCTTCATGGCTGCGACCACAGCGTTCAGGGCATCCCAGTCCAGCATCGACCACAGCTCATCGCCGGGGATGATGCCGCTGGTGTACTTGCCGAGCATGACCTCGATCTGTTCGATGGACGGGTGCTGCTTCGGCTGCTTCGGCTGTTGGATCATGTGGTTCAGTCCTCCAGGGACAGGGCGGTCTGTTGGTCCTGGTCCGGGGTCGGCCAGGTGCGGGGTGTGAAGTGCCTGGCCTCCATCTGGGCGACGTCGTAGCCCTCGGAGATCAGCTCACGGACATCGGCACGACAGGGGTAGCGACCGGTAGCCCATGCTTCGAGAGCACGGCCGAGGGCAGAGGCGGGAGCCGTAGAGGCGTGGGTGTTGGACATGGTGATGGTCTCCGATGGGGTTGGATCAGGTGGACGGCTTGTCTGTGCTATAGGGTGCCCTAATTGCCGAGGCATACTTATCAGGCACATACCTCCACTGGTGGCGGCACACGGGACAGCGACGGTAGCCCCCGTTGTCTTGAGACACCCCGGTGCAGCAGACCGGGCAGCGATCACGACAGACAGCAGGAGGGGTGACAGTCTCGGCTGGAGCATGGGCTGAGAC